GGTGTTGACAACCTGATTCAGTTGCGCCGTGCCCACCCCAAAATCGGTGGTGATTTGCCGCAGCATTGGCAGTTCGGCCAGCAGCGTGGTGAGCGCTTGTTGCGCGATGAGCGTCCCTTGAACTGTCGCGTTTGAATTTGACATAACTTTCTAGTTGTGGCGATGAATCAAGCGGCGGTTAAAAGGATTTCATTCTTGTTGGCGAGCCAGAATTTGCCCGCCTCGCGGGGATTCCTGGCGTTCAGCTCCATGTATTCCTCGGCCTTGGTCTTTGAGCTTGGCGCGGCGCCGGCCGCTCCGGCCGGCATCGGAGCCCCGCCCGCCTGCGCGAGTATCCCAATGGACATGCGATTGGCAGCTAGCTTTGTGTCGTTGGCCTTGGCCGAAACCGCCTCCAGCCTGGCGGCCAGCGCCTCGATGGTTTTCTGCTGCGCTTCAATCAGCGCCACGATCTTGGCCGATTCGTTGGCGGAAAGACCCGCAGGGACGACGGCCGGGGGAGAACTTCCCGCCGCCGACTGCGGGGCCGGTGCCGCCGACTGCGGGGCCGGTGCCGCCGCCAGGGATTGCGCGGCGTCGGGCGCCGGGGTGGGATGGTCGGCGATCCCGAGGAGCGCCTTGAGTTTTGAAAGGATGTTGTCGTCCGCCATAGCGTTGCCTTTAGTTTTGGTGTCAACAGAAAACAGGCCGTCGGGGTTCGCGGCCGGCTCGGGAACAACCGCCACGGCGTGCAGTTCAAACGGGCGCACGAACTTCTTCCCGCCGATGTCCTCGGTGTCGGAATTGAACTCGACCGAGAGCCCGAATTCCCCCGGCATGACCTCCGCCATCTCCAGGAGTTGGGCTGTCGCCGGGTGCGACTTTAGAAGCGAGATGTCGGCCCGGAGGCTTGGGCCGTCCATTGCGAAATTCCCGGCTGTTCCGATGACGCCGCTTATGTCGTGATTCCTTCTACCGTGCCCATTCATCACCTTCAGCTTCCCTTTGGCCGATGCCATGGCGCTGAAGCCCTCCACAGTTTTGGAATCAATGTGGAGGTCATAGCCCTTGGCTTGCACTCCGCCCGTGACGATGGATGCGCCATTGATGACGCACTTGTCGCGATCCACACCGCGAGCGTCCAGCCGACTTTGAAAAACCATCCGCACGAAAGCGGACCGGCAGTCAACTTTCCTCCTGGCCGACCCCGGGCTTCTCCGCCTCCCGCGCCTGTGGTTGCTGCGTGGGCACCATGTTTGGCGTGCGCTGCTCGAGCAGTTGAGCGGCGGCCATCAGATCAACACCGTGCCTCGCGGCGACCCTCGCGGCTCGCTCCAGCAGATCGTCCAGCTCTCGCTCCCGCTGCGCCCGAACGTCTTGCCACCACTTGCCGTCGCGGAGTTGCCAGTCCTGCAACGACAGCGACCCGAGCTTGTAGCCCTCGCGGTTGGCCTGCTCCTCGTAGCCCGTGTCGGCGGTGACCCGGGGCGGCCCTTGCCACGCCCAGGAGAACACGTCCCCGTCCGATGGCTCCGGCAGCACGCCGTTAACCACGGCCCAAGAGATGGCGCGCACAGCCTCCCATGAGCAGGCGGCGGCCTCCATTCGCTGGTTGTTCGCCACGCAACGGCGGATCTTCTCGATAATCGTCCTGGCCCACGCCCCGCTCGGTTGCTCGCGGATGGCGAGCGCGAAGTGAGGATCCCACTCGATGCCGTAGAACGCCTCCGACAGAATTCGGTCCCCAAACGCCTGGCTATCGGCGCCAGGCCTGTCCGGCCGCAGCAATTCAAGCCCCGCGTTGGGGTTGCTCGATTTGAAATAAGCGTGCATCCCGGCCCCATAGGTGCGGTAGACCAGCCCGCTAGCGCTTGGATTCGTCGTCGAGCCGGCGGTTGGCTCCGTCAGGAAATCGGCTCCGGGCGGCTCGGGCTCGCCGGATTCGTTCTTTTCGGAGATGGCGAACATGCTTTGGATCTGCTGCGACCTCAGCTCGAATGAGCGCAACAGCTTCATGTCGCCGAAGTGCATCAGGCTTGCCACCAGCTCGCTCATGCCGCGCCATTGCGTGGCGTGGCACGGGCGGTAGCAGAGGTGCAGCTCGGACGCCGGAACGTCTACGTCCTGCTCCTTCTTGTCCCCGAGGATGTGGTAGGCCAGGGGCTCCCCAGCGTCGGTGTGGATGACGCCATTGTGGCACAAGTAACCACGATACGGTCCTTCCTTCACGCGGCGGTTGCCGTCGAGATTGCGCGTGCCGATCCGGTGCGACTCGATGATGCGGATGCGCGGCGCCCCGGTGGCGTCGAACTCGAAGCGCGTGGCCACATCGCCGTCCACCTTGCGCGAGATAAGCCGCACGCGGCTGGTCGCCTCGGCGTCGTAAGGGGCGCCTCGAATGTTGGCCGTCTTGCGCCAGTCGGCCAGCCACTCCTCGGCCTCCTCGCCCCACGCCTTGTCCTCGCCCGTGTATTGCGCATGCAACGGGAACGAAAGGGATGCTTGCTCCAACAGCGCCCCGCGAAGCGCCGGCGCCGTGCAGAAGATGTAGCGCGCCGTGGTGATGATTCGGCGCCAGTGATCCTCCTCCATCAGCTCGGAGTGATCCACCGTGCCGTCCTCCCAATACGGCCATACAGAATCGTTTGGCTCCGACGGATAACGGCCCGGCTCATACCACCCCCGCGACACGGAGATGGGCACGCCGAACTGGTTGATCAGCGGTTTGCCTCGATGGTTGCGGATGAGACGCTGTTTCATCGGAGGTTTTCGATGCGGCCAAGGGTGATGGTCTGTCGGCGGATGGACGACAGCGGGTAGGTCGCCGGATCAAGGATATGGAGCGCGTAGAGAATGCGATCGTGCGCCTCCTCGGGCGATGTCGTCCCTTGCTTCGAGACGTTGGTGTCGCCGCTGCCCCAGGAAGTAATCCGCTTCCCGGAGGCTATCTCGGCCTGCACCTTGCGCAGCGACGCCGCAAGCTGCTCCTGGCTCCACCCGATGAAATAGTTCCGCACGTTGACACGGATGCAGTCAAGCTGGCGGGAATCGGCCCCCGTCATCGCGCCAGAGGCGATTCTTCAAGCCGCCGGACTAAACTCCCCCACCAGCCGCCGCATGTTCGCGGCGACCAACTGCATGGCCTCGCAGTCCCATAGGTGATTCGCCCGTTGCCCGATCCGCGTCCACCTCATGGTCTCCTGACCATGCTTGTCCACCACGGCGAAGTGTTTCTCGGAGAACATTTGATCCTTCCATGTCTGCGGCACCTTCTCATAGGCGAGCCACTTGAAGTTCTCGGCCTTGCCGTCCCGCAACCGCACGAGCTGGTCCTTGATTAGATCGTTTGCCCACATGAACAGCTTGCAGTAACCAACCCGCTTGCCTTGCTTCCCCGCCAGCGGATCCACGTATTTGGCGGGCCACGAGAACGGCAGAACCACCGCCTGCCCTTTCCTCGGGCGATAGGTGAACGACTTGCCCGGAGATTCCTCGCCGTTCAGCGCCTTCCAGCCGACCCAATCCTTCCTTCCGTTGCGCTCTATCAATTGGTTGTGCCTCGCGCACCGCATGTAAACGTTGCGCGTGTCATAGGACGAATCCACGAACACACAGGAGTCGCCCACCGAGAATTCCCGCTGCTTCGCCTCGACATCATCCCATGCGTCCAGGCGCCCGGCCCATAGCAACCGGCTTTCGTTGTCGCCCCACGCCCGGACCACAGCCCAAAACTCGATCTCCTGCACGTCCACAGCCATGAACCTCGCGATCTCTCCGGGCCACGCCACCGATACGTCCACCTCCGGCACCGTCGCGGCTTTCAGCAGCTTGAACTCCTCCCACCGCTCCGCCAGCCGCTTGACCATGAACTCCCGCAGCGGCTTTAGCTGCCCAAGCTTGTAGGCCTCCATGGCCCGAACGAACTCAACGGCCAGGTCGGCCCAGGAAAGCACCGACGGCGAAAAAGTCAGCGCGTTCCAATGGAACGATTCGTGCCCGGGCACCGGGCTTGGGTTGGCGCGGATGTAATCTCCTCCGCCGATCATCAGCTTGTGCGCACGATCAGTGTGAACATGGCGCGCCCCGCAGTGCTCGCACTCGTAGCGCACCGAAGCCTTCATCTTCTCGTAGTCCCAAATGCCGCCAGGCTTTGTGTCCTCGGATGTTTCCCACACGATTCGTTTCCACTGCGGGCACGACAGCTTGCCGCACTCAGGACAGAGAAGGTGCCACTCATCCATCGTCCCCAACCGAAACGCCTCGTCGATGTCGCTGTCCGGCTCGCCAGCGGTCGAGACGTTGACGATGCGCCGGTTCCACCATTGCGTTGTCCGCTTGCGCGCCTCCTCCAACAGCCCCGGCTTCCAAAGCCAGACCTCGTCATTGAACTGCCAGCGGATGGATTTGCTCTGAAGGTTCGAGACGTTGGCCCCTTGGATCAGCAGGAACATGTCCGGCATCGACACCGCGCACGTCGATCGTGTGCCCTTCTCCACAGGCAGCTTCTCGCGGATGCCATCGCAACGGTCCAGGATCGGGTTGAACCGCTCGCGCGCGAAGTCCTTGGCATCATCATCCGTCTGGCAGTTGATCTGCATCGGCCCGGGCTGGTGGCGGATGGCCCAGGCCGCGAGGATCTCGATGATGGTCGTCTTGGCGCCCTGCACCGCGCAAACGCAGGTCAACTCACGCACCCGGTTGTCTATGCCGCGCTCCAATGGACGGCGAATCCATGGCGTTAACGAGGTGTTGATGCGATCCCCAAACGGGGATTGCTTCAGCCGGACGCTGCGCTCCGCCCATTGCCATGGCTTCTCCGTCAGCGGGGCGGGCCACTCCTTGGCTGGATAATCAGGATGGTTGGAGCGCATCGAGTCGATTGAGTTTGGCGGTCCACCGTTGGCGATCTTTCCT